CGCCAACAAGTGTTTGTGCTGTAGTCGTTAGACCACCCGAACCAATCGAATCATGTAACTCATTAATCGCATCCGCAACAGTGGTCGCATCAGTATTGAGTGATTGGGTTGGTTCAACAAATGTTATCAGACGGTCACGGTCACTATCCAGTTCCGCAATCGCACCACTGACCGTAGAGGCAGTAGTTCCCATCGCACCCGCAGTGATTGTTCCCAGTTCTCCATCGAGTTCTGCGATTGCGCCTGTGACTGTTGTTGCGGTGGTGGTGAGTGAGACATTACCCTGTAATGCGTCCAGTTCATTAACACCACCAGTAAGAGTTTTTGCTGTTGTTGTCAATGTGGTGTGAGGTCTCGCACCAATATCAGAATCAAGTTCAACGACAGCGGCGGTGAGGTCAGTAGCAGTCAGACCCGCCGTAGATAAGTCACTCTCTACGAGATTATTAGAAGTTCCCCGAATGGCAACTTCCAACTCATTGATAGCACTAATCGCATCTGAGTCTTCATTCGTAGTCAATCGACCAGTGGCACCCAAATCCAAAGATATGGTTTGTTGATTGGTTACCAGTGTGGTAAATGTATCTTCGATATTTGTGATGGTTGGTTTACTTGTTGCCATTACAGTTTCTCTACCAGTTTGTTAAGGAGTTCTTTTATCTCACCAACTTCATTCTTCAAATCTTCGAACTCTCTGTCCTTGTTCTTTCTTCTTTTTTTCGCTTCCCGTGCCGCTTGTATCTCTTCTTTATTTATATTAACAATCGCTCCCGTATTTAAGTCACGGGCAAGACCATTAACACCTTCTACCATTATCAAGTTCTTCTTCATTAGACTGCCATTGCGATTGACCTAAAGTCCTTGAATACAGGGACAGCAGAAGAGTTATTGGAACGCATTACAATCTTGTATTGATACTGAGTAAACTCAGCGATGTCACCACCTTGACCACCAATCAGGTAACGATACTCACGGAAGTTGTTTCCGTCAGGAGCAACCGTTGTCTCAGCAGCCTGAAGTGTCCAATCGATATCAAAGATGTTCTCACCATCATTTGCGGTTCTGAAATAAAGGTCAAAGTCTGAACCACTTGGTCTGATTGCTGATACAATCACCTTCAGACCAACCGCAGCTTCCTCAAGAACCGATACGGTTGTCATGTGTTTGGCGAGAGCCGACCCACCAAAAGCACTGGTCTCTTCAACATAGTTCAATGGAACATTGAAACCACTTGCTGGCGATTGCGCTTGATTATCAATCAGATTACCGATAGCGGTCAGTGATGACCTTTGTGCGTCAATGATTGGTGAAACATCCGCAGATGTCGTGGTCATATCAATCTTAAATGTTGTTGAACGAACACCAGAACCAAGTTCAGATGTTTCATTTCCAGATGTAGGAATCAGACGAGGCGATAAGAAGTTGTTTTCCTCTCCGACAATGATTTCGGAAGAGTAAGTAGCGTCTTTCTGATAACGAGTCTGTGCGCCAGTAACAGCGGCAAGTGATTTACCTGTCGTGAACTTAGCACTATATGTAAGATTTGTTTCATCTGGAATCAGTGTGGTAAATGAAGGAATACACTTATCGAACTGAACTTGACGGTCTGATACTACGGATGTCCCACCGAAACGACCACCTGATGTTGATGTGCTGTCCGCTTCAAACTGAATACCAAATCCATCGACTGCGGTAATCGCTCTCGAACCAAGAATACTCGTTCCAAGAATACCGTTATATGTTGTCGCAGAGTCAAGACCAGTGATAGTAACATTATCACCAACAGCGAAACCATGATTTGGCATTACTGCGGTTATTGTTGCGTCACCACTATCCATGAACAATGGATTGTTTTCGAGTGCGTCCTCTTGGAGGTCAACATTCTCAAATACCGCATAACCACCCGCTGTATCAAACTCTGCTTTATAGATTTTGAATGCGAGGTCTTTAGTCTGGTCTGGCTCCCATGTCGTGCCATTTTGTGACTTGAACAATGAACCCATCGAAGGTTGACGATTGATGCGCTTCTCTGTTGAACCCAGTTCAAACGCATAGGTCTCACCGACATATGCTTCATAATCTGTGGATTCTGCCAACAGAACAATACAGTATTCCGTATCTGGATTCAAGAAGATTGGTTCATCAAACTCGAATGTTGTAGGGGCAGCAACCACCTGTGACTGTGTTTGACCCGCAGGAAGACTTACTTCACTTGGGTTCAAGAACTTAATCGCGTTACCGATAATCTCTGTAGCAGAAGGAGAACCGTTAACCATCGGACGAATCTGAAGTTCAATCGGAATGATATCATCTTTAGTTTTGAAGAAGGTATCGACTTTCGTGACAAACATACCATGTTCATCAGTCACACGGAATGACTGAGCAAGTGGGTCACGATTACGAACACGCTGAGTCTCTGTCCATCTACGAGTTCTTACCTGAGTGATACGAGTAGATGTGATAGTCTTCTGTCTTGTATCCAATGTTCCGTTAGCAACATAGTTGACAGATGCGCGAGACAGTGATGCGTTATCATCGTTCCTACTGATGTCCAATAGTTTGAACTCACGAGTCCCTGTGCGGAAACGAGTTGTTGGACTTGATGGAATGAAGAATGAACCAGTAATCTTACCATTCGCATCAGATGTCAGATTCGAAGAACCTTCGGGATGTGCTGTTGAATATCTGTATCGGTTACCATATTTCCAACCACCATTGGTAGAACTTGCGAATCTTTCGAAGGTCTCTTCACGGACGAAATCATCTACCGCGAAGTTGTCAAAGAATGGGAAGTAACGAGTATTTGGACGCAGACCCTCAGCACGGAAGAATACTTTACGAGGACGGATATAAGGTAAGAATGTCAATGATACTGTTTTATCACCAGTTACCTTACGAACCGTTCTGTTACCAACAACGATACGTTGTGAGTATGAACGAGTAATATTACGACCCGCTCTTTGAGTTCCTTCAAGAGTGATGTCATTATTACTAAACGTTCCGAACCAGTTCCATGTTCCTATACCTGACCATCCGCCAAAGAGGTTCAATCCACCGATGATACCAAAACCTGACAGAGGAACAAATATTCCTCCTGACCAGTTCCACTGATTGAATCCACGGTCTCTGGCAGTTCCAAGAGCGAGATTACCCTCATTGATGTCACTAAGTTGTTCTTCGGCAGTCTTATTGATTACATTGGCAGGAATGTATTTGGTTTGTTGCCACTCATCCGAAGCAGGAGAAAGTGTAATGTTACCTTCGCCAGTGATAACCGCAAATGGGTTTACATTCTCTGTTCCTGATACCAAAGTCTGCGAGATTGCTTCGACATGACTATAGTTAAGGAATACGGTGTCTCCTTTGAGAATCGTATTAGAGGAAGCAGAAGAATCATATCTGAGTGTGATATTCTCATCCATAGTCTGAGTAGTCAGAATACCTCTTGATGGGTCAATCGCAGCACGATACTCTGAGTTCTGTGCGTCAGAGAAACTTCTATCCGCAAAGTTATCTACAAAGAAACCAGACTTGGTGCGTGGACTACCTGATGAGTCAAGAACCAACAGAGCAGACGTATCAACCTCAAGAAGTGACAAAGATGTGACTTCTTCCAGTTTGTCAACACGTTTCTCTAGTTTAGAGATATCATTCATTGTAAATCGTTTCGCTTCAACTGGAACGACAACAGAGTCAGAGTCATGGAGACCATATGCGTTGTGTTCAATCTCGAACAGAGCAAGTGTGTTCTCTGGAGTTGAAGGAATCTGAGAACCAAATCCGTTCTCACCTTGAATGTTTTTAACCACACCCTGTGTCGTAACAACAATCTTGTCAGCACGAGGGAGATAGTATTCAATGTCGCCTTGGAACACATCACCATTGGTTGGAACTTCGTGTAGAGAGTTTCCTGAACCCGTAAATGTTCCGTCCGAATCTACACCAGAACGGAAGTCAATCACATCACGCAGATTGACAGATGTTCTTGGCCCAACACTAAACGAAGGAATGTCTTCATAGTCAACCTGACCATTGTATGAGGTAACATCGAAAAAGTCACCCGTTGCGGCATGGGTGAAGTGCTTAAATCTACAGAATACACCACCCGATGGAGCAGTCGCACCACTGTTAAGAACAAGACGACCATTCGCATAGTAACCAGCCCGTTGACCATTGTCAACAGTAAATCTACTACTCAAGTCTGCCCCATCCGAGTCAGTATCTTTGATTGATATTACTTGGAAAATATCTGTCGCATGAAGGTCGATGAACTTCGTGCCAGTTCCGTCAGACTCGATGCCTGTATTATTATAAGTCGTTTCGACCAGAGTTTTCTGACGAGAAGATGGTTGCGCTTTATTAACTTTTGTGTATATGGTTACCGCTTTTGAGGCTGGAAGGTTAGCGATATCTACAGAGTTTGTTCCCGAACCAGTGAAGGTCGCTCCAGTAACAACATCACCCGAAGAGTCAGTCGTAACAATCCACTGACTTGTATTTACAAATGTCTCACCAGTTGCGGACAATGAAATAGTCAGGTCACCCGAACCATCAGCGGTGCCTGTGCGAATACGTTGAACCTCAAAGTCAACATCACTAATATTCTTTGGACGAGGATTAGGTGTTGGGAACACCAGATTGACTTTGGTTGATTCTTTGATTACTGCTTTACTGTTCTCAAGGAGAATGTCAGCATAATCGGTTGTCGATGTTCCGATAGATTTGACATTACGCAAGACTTGAGCAGAGTTCATTTTGATATCAAAGAGATAGACACGATAGTTCGCACCATCTTCTTCGACATAACGAACCTTTGCTGTCCCGATAGTAGAACCGCCATGTGCGGTAGTGTCACGAAGATTGACCGATTCAAACTGTGAAATGTTCAGATTACCTTTGAGAACATCACAGATGAAATACTGACCATAGTTAACACCGACCACTTCGTTTGCGATGTCTACGGTTGAACGAGGTTTTGGGATAGAAAGTTTCGTAGGAACTTCTGTTTCCGCACGATAACCATTTACATACGCAACACCATTGGAGACCGTGGCAATCAGATTCGTTCCTGAGTCAGAGAGGTCAACCGTAAACTGATTTGCGATATAGTTACCAGACTCTTCTTTTGTTCTTTCCGCAAGGAGTTCATTGATTTTGTTATAATCATCTGTCCCTTTGACTTGGTCAACAATATTACCCTCAACAACTTCACAATAGAAGATGAAGTTTTCGTCAGAGTCAATCAGGTCTTGTGTCGTCAATGTCAGTTGAATACGATAACGGTCTGCGCCAGGCGAAGACAAGTTCGGTGTCGCACCCTGATTGTCAAACAATTCGTTTGTGTCAGCAGTTGTGACAATATCTTCTGTTACTTTGAAACCAACAGTTTTCGATGGTAACTGAGTATATTTTGATAGGATTAGTTCTTGAGATTTGGCGAACACAAAGTGACCACGAGTAAAGAAGTCGCCCGCGCCAGACGCAATTTTACAACCACGACCAAGTGCTGGGTTCGCAATCGTATTCGTTGTTTGAACATCAAGAGTAAATCCACCACCAGTCAGTTCTTCACCAGCAGAGAATCGAACAGGGTTAGCGCCTGGACTTCCGCCCGAAGTATTCGTATATTGAACATAGATTGTTGCTGGGTCTGAACCTTCTGCCTCAACGACTTCAAGAACTCGTGCTTTGACAGTTGATGTTCCCCCAGTCATTTCTACACCAACCAAATCAGTTGGTGTCGCAGGGAGTGAGTTGGTTGTCGTATTCAGTTTAACGAACTCATAGTTCGTATTGATAGTCGGGCCGCCTGGGTTTACAGAAGCACCGTCCTTAAAGATGTTACGACCAAATCGTCCAATCTCTTCTTGGATGATTGTTTGTAGTTGGGTAAGTTCCCTCGCTTGGAGCGCCCGACCACTATTAAACAGGACGCGATGATAGTTATCGCTGTCCTTGAAATCATCCTTGTAGGTGGATGAAAATACATTTTCTGTAAACGTTCTTGGCATCGGTTATTACCTTAAATTTGGATTACGATTTTAATATCTTCGGTTTGGTCTGTAGCACGAGTAACAGAAGCACGGTTATCGATATATAGGACTTCACCAGACAACATGTCTACTTCTGGGTTTACATATGGAGCAAACGAGGCATTCAAGACACCAGCACCATTACCATCAGTTTCGGTGACGTTCTCACCAGAATCAAAGTTACCGAATCCTGTCGCTTCGGTTTGGTGATACCATACATTAGATGAGTCAACTCTATCAATCAACGCTTGAACACCAGAGGTTGAACCTTGAATAGTATTGTCCGCAGTAAAGGCTGTTGATACACTTGAGAATACAAGTTTCTTCAGTCCGTTACCTGTAGATTCAGTAAACTTCGCATCACTGTCAGGCAACTCAAGATTTTTCATCAGACCAACTTGACGGAAATCGTTACCTACGATAAAGTCGCCAGTTTCAGTTCCGTCTGGTTTGGAGTTGAACATGATGCCGTTTGAACGAAGGTCATCTCTTGGGTCACCACCAAGTCCTAAAGGAGTTGAAAGGATTGCGCGAACCGAAGCTGGTTTAGATGGTGAACCACCACCAGTTATCGCAACATCAGCATAGTCATATCCTGAACCCAGTGTATAACTGCCCGAACTATCAATCAGTTCTACCTTTACGACCTGACCACCAGAGATGGTTGCGTTTGCTTTTGCCTTTGTTCCGTTACCAGTAACCGTAACAGTAGGTGTTGATGTATAACCAGCACCACCCGAATCAACTGCATAACCAACAACCTGACCAACAATAGCGTTTCCTTGAACAGTCTCTTGTTCGATATCAGCGGCAGGAGAGTCAGAGTCAGTTGCTGTCACAAGTTTAGTAGGAATGAAGTTGGCAGAAATAAACTTGTTAGCATCCAACGCACCGATAGAATATAAGAACTTCCAGATATAACCGTCAGCGGTATCGAATGGTGTGCCTGTCGTATTACCCGAAGGTTGAACCGTAGACACCTGTGCGTTACCAGCAGCATCCTTAGATTGTTGTAAACAAATGTATACTTGGTTGTTGTCGTTCATGACATAGTAGGTCTGGGTAGGGTAACCAACCTGTGCATCATCATAAGCAGAATAAATCGCACCAGACGACCAGTTGTAACGAGGAACAACAAATGACAGGTCAATAATCTTCTTAGCGGACTGGGCGGCAAGACGGAAGTTTCTTTCTTCTCTTAGACTATTCGTTACCGTAGGAGCAACATCGGAATCATTCCAATCTTCGGAACGTCCAATCACCGCAAAATAGTTATTGTCAGAATCATTGAAATCTGATTGTATACTCGCAATAACTTGTTTTTTAATTCTATTTGTTACAACCGCCATTTTAATTACCCTGTTGTTATACCATTACTGGCAATGACAAACCATTTACTTTTTGTGTCATTCCATACGAGTTGACAACCGTCACCCTCGTCAAAAGCAATGAATCCATTTCCTGAATCCACGTTGAAAATATTTGATGTGCCGCCTGATGGAGTAAGTCTTACTTCACCCGCGCCTACATTTATGAAGTATTTAGTCTCTGCCTGAATAGTCCCATCACCAATAGTTGGAGAAATCAAACTACCAGAATTGAATACTGTCAGAGGTTCGGTCAAGTCTACCGCAGTGGTGCTTGCTACGTCTGTTCCTTTTTCCAGAACAAGTTTATTCTTGATGGTAATACCACCTGTTCCCTTTGAACCCAGATTCAAACTAATGTTTGTATCATCGCCTTCGACATCGATGGTCGGGGCATTTCCTGTCGCAGAGTTTGTTACTGTTGCAAAGTTGACCGCACTTGAGACATTTACAAGTTTCAGATATTCGTTGCTACCACTGTCAAATAAGAATGAACCATTACTCACACCACCAAAGATAGGATTGGATACAGTTAGTCCATTAATAGTTTTGTTGTTAAGTGTCTGTGTTGCATCTGCGAAGACAAAGGTGTCATTTGTTGACAATGTTGGAATAGTAATATTTCTATCAGCAGACAGATTACCTACTACGAAATTATAACTATGACTAGAGTCATTGTCTTTAATACTAGGAGTAGTCAGTGAAGGACTTAAAATGGTCTTGTTAGTCAGTGTTTGAGCACAAGAATCAAGAATAAGTGTCCCGCCGTCATTTGGAACATATATGATATTATCAACCGTAGGTTCTACCGCAATCAGCGTGGTCTCAAAGTCATCCTCTGTCTGACCCTCAAAGACTATACCATCTTCGGTCAAGGTTACTGTCGCAGTGGCAGAGTCACCACCAATACTTAGGTAGAGTTCTTCAAAGTTCTCATTAATCTTCTGAGCAGCAGTGCGGAGCGTATCACCCGTTCCGTCATTCGCTGTTGTGCCTCTATTTAATGTCTGTCTTGCCATTTTTCATTCCTAAATGTTTCTTCTATTTATAAGACTTTTTAACTAAGATGTCCTAAATTTAACAGGTATTGGTCAGAATCCGAACTGTAGAAAACGTGTCTGTCTTGGTCGATTGTCTCGAATGAGAAGTCGTTTGACAAGTCCATACCGTTTGTTCCTACCTCATCCGAATCATCAAATGTTGGTGATGTCGCAATTTGTGCTTCACGCAGTGATGAGTATTGATTTTCAATCTGTTGAATGGTCAGTGCGGAGAGGTCTTCAATACTTGTGAGTTCTGCGTTGAGTCTACTCAAGATACCATCTGAGTCAACATAAATGTCATCGACAAGAGCGGTTACATCACCTACCCCTGTCGAACCAAATGTAGCAGATGCTTCAACCGTGATTGGTGGCGCATCAGCAGCAATAACCGCAGGAGCGGTGAGAGTGTCTGTAACACTCGTTACAATCTGAACTTCCGAACCGATAAACATACCCGCAGGATGAGTAAAGAGTTTGTATGGTTCTCTCCATTCATTAAATGCCAGTTCTGATTTGACTAGAATCGCAAATGTTTGATATAGTTTATTGTCGGTAAGAAACTTCTGACTATTAAATCCAATCTCATCACCGACCTTAAATACATTCTCTTTTGTATACACCACATCAGGGTCGATACCAAAGAAGGTGCGAAAGAACTGTTGAATAGAATACTTCGTTCCCTTTGAACGATACAGAGTGGAAGAATATTTCGCAGCAGCACGTTTGTCGGTAAATCCTTCGAAATATGATTGACCTAACAGAAGTTCATCCTCAATGTATGAGAGGAGTTGTAGGTCAGTCTGTGTGATATCACGATTATAGAATAGTTCTTGTATCAGTTTTGAAGGAGATTCATCGGTGTCTTCAAAGTGATAATATTCTTCAAGTAGAGTGATTAGTTTTGGATACTCTGTTTTGAAGAACTCTGGAAGAACTTCTTCAATAGTATTACGGCTAAACGAAATCTCTCGTCTATTTAAGTCCTTTAGAGTATCGTCCGTTTTGTGAGACATTAGTTAGTAACTCCAGGCTCAACATCTACGATACGAGAGAAGGACTCGTTAGCATCTCTTTCCAAAAGGTCTTGTCTGAAAGGAGTGATAGCACTTTGGTTTGCTGGTGTCGCACTTACTTTAATGAACTGATTTGAACCAATAAAATCATCAATCTGTAATCCGACAATATCTACCGTGTCACCTGTGTAACTACCAACATTATCGACAATGACTTCAGAATCATCGTTATTAAATACTTCTAACTTATTCGTTTTCAGTTTGTTTCTCAGAATACAGGTCTTGTTTCTAAACTTAAACGAGGACGATGTAATAATATAATTGACATCATCTGTGTCAGCAATATTAGAAACAAATCTGAGTTTATGGTCTTGAATGGTATTCAGTGTTGGTGTAAATCTTCTTTGGAAACGCACATTCGCACGAGATGAAAGAATCGCAGGACTTACATCGTCAATCAGAGTCAAGAGATTTGAACGTCTGAATGACTGACCAAACTTACCAGTGTTATCATCAAAATATTTTTGAATAGTGTTGCTCACACTATCTTGAATTGTGTTACGAGACAAAGTGGTCAGGTTAGGATTAAACTGGAAGAACACTTGTGTCTCGATGAATGTTTTCACTGGGTCATCGAACTTGAGACTAAATGATGCGACAGATAGTTGTTTTGCGAGGTCTTGAATCGCATCTTTTGTTTCTTGAACGGTAGTCGCATCGACATCATCATTAAATAGAATAGACAAGAATACTGTTCCAAACTCTGGTTCAAGAGCATCTTCACCACCAAATGCTTTAATATCTTTGATGAGTGAGGAGAAGTTCTTCAGAACAAGTGCGGAGTAATCGACAGCGGTGACCATACGATTCTGAGACGCATACTGGAACGGAGCATTCTTACGAATCGACTCGATATCCTCTTTGTCACCACCACCAACAGAGTTCGCTTGAGTTGTTACTGTTACATTATATCCTGTTCCGCCAACGGAAACCTGATTCTGTGGTGAGAAGGTTTTTGCGGTATCTGCTTCAGAACCAGCAGTCGAAAGGTATTCGATAGTGATTTTATTACCCGCATCAGGTGCTTTACCAAGAGTTACACCATTACCAAACGCGAGCTCGAAATATCCATTTGGTGCTTCTTTCAGAATGAAAAGTGTGGAGTTCTCATTGATAACATTCGCATCAACTAGATTGGTATATGTCGTGAAGGCGGTGCTTGTAGCAGTCTCAAAAACACGAACAACTGCCGTATCAATATCAAGACTTTTATCTGGAATGATATACACAGGATTTTCTGTTGCTTTCAAAGCAAGGAATGTCTTGGTTCTATTTGTGCCTTCATAGATTTTGATATTCTCACTACCAGACGCATCGGTGAAGTTGTATATTCCATTACCATCATCTGTGGCAGACAAATCTTCTAGTGTTTGAAATACATAGTCGGTTTCATCAACAGTTGCGTTGAACTTATATCCATCATCGATTGTAATCTTATTTGGTCGGTCAGTCACAGAACTCAGGTTCATCGACATTTTAATGATTGCTTGTGAGGCAGTCTTTGAGTTTGGAATATAACCGATACCCTCTGCGAGAGATACGATAGATGCTCGAAGTTGAGCAGTTCCCAGAAACGATTCGTTCAAAGCAAGGTTCGCAATCAAACCATTGTAGTGTGTATTATACGCAAGAACGTCCAGAATGTTTGATAGACCAGATGCCTCAAAGTTGTAATCGGTGAACTCACCTGATTCACTGAGTGATGTCTTCAGATTATTTTTAATCGCATCAAAGTCTAGTGCGGTTGATTTGATTGTTGTTGCCATTTTATCTTAACCTTGCTAGTGATGTGGTAAGTTCGACTTCCTCTGATGTATTTACCACTCTAAATTTTATGTTTACGCTGATGCTGTTTCTATCTGGTTGTGTGTTCACCACAACATCAATAACTTCTGCTCTTGGTTCGTATCTCTCAATATTGTCGATGATATCTTCTTTGACAACATCATCCGCTCCGTAATCCGCAAGTTCAAAGAGCAATCCCCTGACATCTCCACCGAAGTCAGGACGGAAAGGTTTCTCAAGTTTGTTAGTCAAAACAAGTGTCTTGACTGCTTGTTTGACAGATGCCGCATCAGTCTTCTTATAGATTTCACCGCTAGACGGTTTATTAGCAAATGCCAAATCTATATCAATATACTGACGAACACGACTACTCTTCACCGATGCGGTGTTGAGGTTACCATCTTCCTGTGCGAATGCTCTTCTTGCCATGTTTCTATTTATATACTTTTTTATTCAGTTTCGCGAATTTCTATAAGTTCATCTCGACTTTGAAGAAAGTTATTATACCAAGTTTCGATGTTATTAGAGAAATCTACATCAAAGGTTGACGGAACTTCAGGAAACTTCAGACCAATCTGTGCGGTCAGACTTCCATCAGGATTATATGAGTCATAATCAAGATACAGAGTATCGAAGTTGATATAATCCTTCCAATATTCTGCGACCTCAAATGTTTTCTCAAAGTCAATCTTACCATTTCTTCCGATGACTTGATAATATACAAGACGACCAAATGCCTTGTCTTCCATGTTCTCATCACCGACATCAGCAGCGAGATTACGTCTATACAGACCCTCACTGACAATCAAACGGACATCATTGAAGATGTTGGTGTTACCATTGATTGTTCTCATCGCTTCCGCATGGAGATACAGATTACGAGCAATCTGTCTACGAGTGAAATCGAACTCTACATGGTTGAAAGATGTTCTATCACCATACGCACCAAGGAACTTCGCAATCGTGATGCCTGGCCCAAGTTTGGTCGCAGAAGTGATTGTCTCTTGGTTCTCTGGATTATATACTGGGTCTACTAATATCATCATGGTCTAAATCTCTTTCCTCTATTCTCAATCGCATTACCAATAGGTGTATAACCATATCTAGATGAGGTTGATTTACCAACAGTCCTACCAATCGCTGGTGGAGTAATACTTCTGTAATCAGGATTCAATCTTCCTTCTGATACGAGAAGTTCCGCAACGGTGTTTCTTGAGTCCTCGTTTCTGAACGCAGAACGAATCTCTTGAGTGGTTGGTGTTGTTCTGAAAACAAAACTATATTTATCTTCAAGGTCAAGACTCTTCTTCAATACATCATCAGCATCAACCACAACAGTCTGAATCGCATATGACCCGTTGAGTGTATGGTCAACAACCAAGTCTGGAGTGATTGGTGCGTCCTGACCAGAGATTGCTTCTTGTGTCAATGATGTAAGTGTCGCAGTATCACCAACTGTAGAACCAGATGTGAGTGCTTCTCCATATGACTGTGAGTGTGTAAGGTCTGATACTTCAGCAAATGCCGCTTTGTCCGCATTGACAGAACGAATCGCTTCGGTTGCGACACCTTTGAATGTTCCATAGAAGATTGCGTTAGATGCTGCCTCAACTTCACCCTTAGAACCATAATAAGATTTACCAGTGAAGTCAACCTCTTTACCACCAATAACACCCTTCTGACCAAACACAGAGATTTGTTTCGCAGCAGCAATGTTCGCAACCTTCGCAGATACCGCAAACTGTTCTTTACCAGAAATGAAAATCTTTTCTTCAGAGAAAATATCTACATTACCCTCAACTACATTCTGTTGATTACCATTGACAATCTGATTGTTGTCTGATAACATGATGTCTGTATGCGTTCCAACCGTCTTGGTATTCTTTGTGCCTTTAGTGATGTAATGAGAGTTTTCTTCCACAGTAGTTTTGTGATTGCGTTTGATATTCTCTACCTGATTACCCGCAACCTGAACATTGTAGTTACCACCAACATCTACGTTAAAATCGCCCGTAACCTTGAGATTTAGATTTCCGTTATATACAAGATTACCGTTACCCTCAACGATGACAGTCTGGTCACCACCTGTGACCTCAACCTTATTATTGACCGCAGA